ACCGCCCCAACCAACCCAGTCTATAGTGCCAAGATCCAACTCAACGGCCACGACCGCTTTGCTGAACGCTTCGGTGACTACTTCAACTTGGTTCAACCTTTCCAACACCACGAATGCACCCCTCTAAACCCAGGTATCAATGTGTATAGCTTCGGCCTAAAACCCGAAGAACACCAACCCTCGGGCACCCTAAACATGTCCCGCATTGACACTGCCACTCTACTACTCACCCTAAAGAACGGTACCCAAACCGTCGGTGGTGTTTCCAGTGGTGCCGTCAATACCTATGGCAACTTCTTCAGCACCGGAAACGCCGGTACTGCCGTTGTCAAGATCTACGCTGTTAACTACAACGTACTCCGCATCATGAGCGGAATGGGAGGCTTGTGTAATCTACGTCTAACATTAGACATAGCCGAGCCGAAAAGCAGCAGTCCACAACAACACGAGCTCTTGTTGTGGGTAAAAACTTTGTACCCTCGTAAAATCCCAGGTCAGCTGCTAGTACTTGATTTAAATCAAGTGCAACATACCTTGTTGTTCGGGAAACCCCTTAGAGCCTTTCATACCAAGGTTGACACCGAAAGGGTCAACTGGCCGAGACTTCACTCGGGTACGGTAATAATTGAAAGGATTGGGCAATCCGCATGCTTACTACCTAAAAGCGATATGTTAGCTCATGGTAGGGCGCCAGAGACTGAACGGGTATGGGTCGACGATGAAGGCCTAAACAACCAGAGTCGGCTTAAGATACAGTCCGCCCCCTTAGGAAACTTAGGGGATAGAGTAGGGCATACTCTAACTAAACGGAATTCACCATTAAAAACTATAAAAATTGAGTTTCATTTTTGTTTTATTCATCACCTTAGAATGAATTTTACAGTGATTGAGAAGAATGTTCTGGCAAAAATTCGCGGAACAAATGAAGATAAAATCAAATATGTTTTATCGGATTCAAACTCTAATAAATATTGCGCTTTACTGTGGAGTAAATTGAATAATTTACCTATTGTTTATGATTATGAATTTGATGAAGAAATGATGAAACACAATTGGTATCTTTCATCAGTTGGATATGCATATTCTGAACCACTCTATATGCATCGTTATGTTTATCAAATTCAGAATATTCCATTTACAACAGAAACAATTGATCATATTAACGAATATAAATGTGATAATCGGAAAAAGAATTTACGCCTTGCCACTCAAAGCGAACAAAATACAAATCGAGCCACTCGTTCGGATAAAAAACCTCCTTGTGAAGAACTTCAAAACCTTGGTATTACCGACCTTCCGCGTTATGTACGATGGGATAATGGTGAAAAGAAATTTATCATTGATAAACATCCTTATCTCGTCCAAGAAGTTGCTAAAGGCCATCGTTCTAAGCCATTTATGTCTGGAAGTAAATCTAATAAATTAACCGTCACGCAAAAATATCAAGATATTATGGCACGACTCACAGAATTGGATGAATTCGCCAATTCGGCAGAAAAAGAGGCCTTTGTTAAACTCAAGCATGAAAACAAACAGGAATATGAAGCCATTTGTCGTTGTATTCAAGAATATGAAGGAAATCCTATTGAAGTGAAGGAAGAACCTGTGGTTCCGAATATTGAACCAGAACGACGTACGGCTCCAGGTAGAAAGTCTGAGTCCAAACTACCACCGGATTGTGGTGTTGTTGATACAGATATTCCAAAATATTGTTATTACAAACCTAAGAGTGAAACACGTGGCGATAAATTTGTGATTGACAAACATCCGGTACTTGTGGCTCAAGGCAAACGCCAATGGTCGACTCCGGAACGAACCACTCTAACAACCAAAGAAAAGTTTGATATTCTTATGGAGAAGTATCATGAATTGAATGTGTAGAAACCATCTCGATATATTTAATGAAAAAATGATTTCTTTTTATGAAGTGTAGAAGTATAAATTTCTTCACACAATGGATCATCCTCATTATATTCAATTCGCTCAAGATTTAAAAAAGGCTGGATATAGTGTGAATGAATTTACATTTCTGGATAATCGTACAGTTCTTGCTACATATGCCCTTATTCAAACGATTCGTCGTATTACAACAGTTCCCTTAGAATGGAAAAATATGGGATATCTACAAGTAATTTATCCAAAGATTGAATAGAACGGATGGAACATCCGGAAATTCTTGGAAAAAAAACACCCAACCAACGTTTATGGTTGGTTTTGGGTTTTGTTCTTATTATTACTGTTTTTGAAGCATGTGCCCAAACCTCTTTAAAAACCGCACGAGCCAGACGCAAACATTATCTGATCCCACTGGGAATTTTGTTCTATACTATAGTGGCTTTATTGCTATTTTACTGTTATAAATACGAGGGGATGGGACATACGAATTTAGTGTGGAGTTGTCTATCGATTATAGTTGCCATTCTAATTGGATGTCTTTTATTTAATGAACCACATAATCGTTATACTTATTTAGCCATTGTTTTGGCTATTTTGGCCATTTATTTCGCCCATCGTGCTGATGAGATTGGATGAATCCTTAAATGGTGGTCGGAGTATATAGTGACAGGTAGGGGATTCGAACCCCTGAAGCCGAAGCATAGGATTACTTAGACTTTATATCACAGAAATATGATATAAAATTTCTTAAGACCTCGTCATATCAGACTGCTTTCACAGCCTGGACGGACTATACCTTAAGCCATCATAGAAGTTTGGTTAGAACTTCTCAAGCCCACTACCGTCTAGTCTCTGAACCTCCTCCATAGTCTTACCATAATGACCTTAGGAGTTTGGCTGCGGATTGTCCATTGTTCCATACGAATCCTTTTTACCATACTGAAGTTTGTTTTTCTTCACCGGTTATATGTTTCCATATAACCTTGGTAGATTCGTCTTTAGGAGATCCCCGCAATTTGGAAGTGTCGCATTAGGAACTTATCTAATACTAGCAACTGCTTTTAACAGTTACTGGAGCAAACGTTTACCCCTTTGACCGCTCGGGAAACCTGTCACTTTATACTAAAAAAATTAGAGTTTAATGATGTTGAACTTACTTCTTATTCTCTATATACCATCTAATCTTTATATCATTTTACTTATTTAAGGAAATAATCATAAAAAATTATGGAATACCAAGGTATTGTCTTGCACGATACGGTGTTAAATTATGGTAATTTGTTCTTTCTTGATCAATATTAAATATTCTTACTTTACCTTCGGCAAGTTTAGTTGGTGATTGGCGATCACGTGGATAAGTAATAAAATTTAATATGTGGTGGTATATTCTCGCTAAATCTCGCATAGTTTTACCTTCAGCCATTAATTGTTCTGTAATCATTGCTGGAAGCACTGAACGTGAGGTTCCGAACTCATTTGTTATTTTTTTCAATTCTAAGTTTCCGGTACGATGACGATATACAATAAACTTGGCTTCATTAAGTTCTACATAATGTATTCCTAAGACATCGCCAACAATAAATTTATTGGCATTTCTCTTAGCACGAAAAAATCTCTCTGCGGCAACGTCAAAATCCTCCCCATCCCTTGTATATAACGGATATTCAAAGTAAGTAGGGTTACGTGTAACTGTAGATGGTTTTACACCCGTTGGTCCAATGCTTTTAGAGGACAAACCTGAAGAAGATTTTGTAGAAGGACTGCGTGGTTCTGGATAGATTTTTGCTAGTTTTGATTTCTTTGCTACAGTATTAACGGTTTTTTTCGCATTTAATACACTTCCAATCAATCCTTTTGTCGTTCGTAACATTTCTAATATACATACACATTTTTTAACCTATTTAAGGAAAATAACAATCTTATACATTAATGTATGAATTCTGTATTATTCCAGGTATGATTTTTTGTATCAATACTATTTTGCTGTATAAGGATGTGATGAATTCACTTCAATGGCAAGATACACGTGTAGAGCGTTTAGAACATATGGTTCAATATTTAACCGAACTTATGGATACCGAAGTTATTCAAAAACGTACCTCCTCAGAAATAATTCCTATTGATACAAAGGAAACAGTCTATAAAAAGAATGATTGAATCGATTCTAATTGACTCTGAAGTCGTAAATAATTTGTATGACTTATTAATATGATCCGATTTTTGATCCATTCTTTCATAAAGTTATGAATATAATGGATATCGTCTATACAATATAAAACATCTTTATCATCGGATTTTAAAATAGTTGCATCTAATGCAAAGAGTTGTTTCATTCGTAAAATTAAATTATCAATAGCCTCCAAACAAAACTCAAACAGATTCAAGTCATCATTTTTCAAATCCACAATATGAAAATAGATGTCTTTGATATGATTGGTTAAAGCCATCGTGGAAACAATGGCATCCCGAACGCTCATCCTTGTAGAATCATACTTTATTTTTTTATTCCTTTTAGACAAGTGTGGTCTTATGAAATTAGAATTAAAAAAATTTGACCTCAAAGAAATTCCACATGGTGCAACCTGTGTTTTTAGTGGTAAGCGTTGTTCTGGTAAATCGGTGGCTGCTCTCGATTTGCTTTATTATAATCGCGATATCCCTGTTGGACTCGTAATGTCAGGTACCGAACGCGCCAATCAATTCTTTTCAAAAGTCATGCCATCTATGTTAATTTATGATGATTTTGATCCTGAAGTCATTAAAAAATTCTTAACACGTCAAGAAAAAATTACTCGGCAATATAATGATGAAATCTCAAAATATGGTAAAAGTGATATTGATCCACGTGCCTTCCTTATCTTAGATGATTTACTCTTTGATAACTCTTGGATTAGTGATAAAGGTATTAAATATATCTTCATGAATGGTCGCCATCTTAATATTTTGTTTATGGTTACTCTTCAATATCCATTAGGTATTCCACCCATTCTTCGTACGAACATAGATTATGTATTTATTCATCGTGAAAATTTTGTCAATAATCGACGCCGTCTTTATGAAAATTATGCCGGAATGTTCCCAACCTTTGAATCTTTTAGTACAGTATTAGACCAAACTACTACCAACTTTGAATGTATGGTCATTAATAATCGCACCAAAAGTAATCGCTTGGAAGAACAAATCAATTGGTTTAAAGCCGAATTACGTAGCAATTTTAAAGTATGTAGCCAAGTGTTTTGGGATATGGAAGCCTTAAATAAAGAACGGAAATCGCAGAAAAATTATAAAGGAGATGAGGATGACGATGAAGAAGATTATGACCCCGCATCCAGTCGTAAAAAGAATGCTCTTCAAATTCGTGTAGCCAAACGGTAATCTCTTACTATAGCATATACTTTATCCATAGATAGGCCGCCCAGATCACAAATAAAGTCGCCAAACCCATATCATAAGACATTGTAATTAGAGCCATTAAAATAAGCAATGTACTGGCCAAATATACATGTTCTTTCACTGTAAATAGATTAAATTCATTATGAAACCCAATAAAAAAAGCGATTAGTACGGCTCCAGCAAAACTCCAAGTAATATTGGATTCCATCCTATCTTTTCAATGGATAAAAGATTCAAAATGGTGGGAAACCTGTACGGACATTCTCTGTTATATTTTTTATCATTTGAACTTCATAGTTTTGTTTCAAAGCAGTCACTTGTTCTTCCATCGTACCTCCACTCATTCCTCCAAATGCATTATTCATAAAATAAATAAACACATAACTTACTACAAATACAACACCCAAAGTGATCCATTTATTAAGAGATGTACGGGGCTCTTCAAACTTCTTTTTTGAAAATGTATCCAAAATATAATAAAGAGGAATGGAAATAAACAGTGCGAGTATCAGTTGATAAAGAGTGTTCATTTACTATCAAAAGAATGAATCTTTTTTACCGGAACCAACGAATTTAAGTCGTTTCGGATTTATCAGATGACGGGTTCCCATCAAAGTTGTTTTTAATTCGACGGGGGGAGGTAGATGTTCTTTTAATTGGGTTTCCTCTTCGGCCGCATTCTTTTTAACTTCAATGGTTTCCGTTAAAGGTACATACCATTCTACTTTTTTATCATCATCCGAGTCTCCGTGAATTCTATCATCATCAGAGTCCCCTTTTTCTTGACTAGATTGATTAGAAGCATCTATATCTTCATTTGTATCCGTACTGCTTGAATCTTCAACTTCAGCCTCTACTTCAGCATCTACTTCAGGTTCTACTTCAGCCTCTACTTCAGGCTCTACTTCAGGCTCTACTTCAGCCTCTACTTCAGTCTCTGCTTCAGGCTCTGCTTCAGCCTCTATTTCAGGTTCTACTTCTTCTGCTTCAGTATCCGATTCAGCCTTCACTTCAGTATCTGCTTCTTCTGATTCAGACTCTGCTTCAGCCTCAACTTCTTCTGTTTCAGTATCCGATTCAGACTCCGATTCACTTTCTTCAACCTCGGTTTCAATCTTTGTTTCAAGTTCAGTGTCTTCACTTTTTTCAACTTCAGATTCACTTTCACTTAAATTATTTATTTCGATTTCTTGTAATATTTGTTCCATTGGAATCGATTGTCTTAAGACAATCCGAATCGCCTTACGAGCAATTAAATCACATTCATGTAAATTTCTTTGTTTTTCTAAACTTCGCACCTTATGATAGTATAAATAAGGACGTTTCCATAAACTTCTTGCCATTTCAATAGCACATTTATGAACAAAATGTTCGGCACTTGGGATACGAACATGAAGACGACCTTCTAATCGCAATCCATGTTGGGCTAAAATCACTTTAATATAAGTCATAAACACCAATTTTAAAAGTTTTGAAAAACCGGGATTTCCTATTTTTTTAAATAATAATGAAACTAATTCTGTGTTCCAAGAAATAACTTCTTCGCATTCAGATTGAAATGCCTCTAAAGACCCTTTATTTCTTCCAAGAGGGCTTTTATAAGCCTTATCATAGATTTCTTGAAAAACCTTTACTAAAACTTCGCTTAGATGATCACATACATGTTCTGTATATTCGTTTTTATTATCAAGTAATAAAGCAATTTGAACTTCTGAAAAATGAGATTTAACGGCCATTCTATATTGAAGACCTTATATGATTCTTAAGTAAAAGAACGAAACTAAAAATAATTAAGCATAAGATGTCAAAGATTTAGTATAGGGATTTGAACGGAATGGATCCAATAGTTGAGGATCTAAGCGTCTATCTTCTACTGGAACAGCATTTGGAGGTTTTGTATAAGTACATTCGGGTTGCATAGAATATTCTTTTTGCCAGATTTTACCAACATTGTTAAAAGCACGTTCAGCAACACCGACATCTTGACGTTTTGAATCCATTTGAATATCATTTGGATCAATCTTGTTACTGGGTCCTTCTGCACCTGGAATATGACCGGCACTTAATTCCATGGCTGAACGCGTTTCATCAATCTCCATATTATATTTGTCTTGATAAGACATGGGACGGAAATCCATAGCACTCTTACCATCTCCTGTATAATCATTATCGGCTAAGAATTGCCGTGATACATTCTTAACTTCAAAGTCAATGACATCATAAGCACCATGGTTATTAACATTACCAACAGATCCTTGACTATATTTGCTATGCTCACTCAATTCGCGCATGGTGGTACGTGCAACCATTTCTGGATCATATACAATTGTATGATAAGTATGAGCACTCATGTTACGACTTGTATCTTCTAAAGGAAGTGTTTCACGTTGAGTGGGACGAGCATCTTCGGGTCTTTCAGTATAACCGTCTTTACCTGCCACTAAGTTACCCACACTTGAATCGTGAATCGTAGTTTCCTTAATTGTAGTACGGGCAACATAGGTAATTGGATCATAGATTGTTGGTTTAGAAGGTATTTGAGCATTCATATTACCAAATTCACGACCGCTTTCAATGGTATATTCTTTAGGATTATGTTTAAAGATATCTAAGAGAGGAGCCACAACTGCCTTAACTAAAGAGGTTGTATTGTTAAGTACAGTACGCACACCTGTTATATCACGTTCATTTTCATAGACCGTAATATTGGTTTTACCGTAATCGTCGCGATTACCTTGACCCGGTTTTGCTGTTTTACCATAGGCAGCACCTTCATATTCAACATGACTATCTTGACGAGATGTTGGTTTAATTAATTGAGCGGGACGGCCACGTGGTTCCTTGATTAAACCAATTGTTTTAATCCATTGATCTGGATTTTGTTCATACCAGGTGTCTGGGCGATTCTTTTCAACGGCTCCAATTGCCTCTCTGGATTTAATAACTTGCATTCCTTTACCAGCAGCAATACGTCCTTCGTTGATTGTACGAGGACGTGTGGCTACACGCAAATCATCAACGGTTTTATATTTAATAAGGTCAGGTAAATTGGCTTGTTGAAATCCTCCGGTTGGGTTGGCCGTATAACCCTTTCCGAGTCCTGGACCGACATGAACTTGAGATAGGGGGAAATCATTATTTCTAGCGATTGGAAGGACAATACGGTCAGTATAAAAATCTGTTTTTTGTTTCATACCACATACATTAGTAACTCCCTTTTGCGGGGCAAAGAAACTTTCAACTTCTTTTTTTCCTTGAAAGGTTGGTCCTCTGCCAGTATAGCGCTCTAATGAACTTTCAGTAGTATATTTTTCAACATTTTGACCTTTTACTGAACGACCACGATAAAAGGGTTGCATATTGTTAGAACTTCTCCACTCAAAGATTGAATTTGACCATTGGGTTGAGTTTCGTCCGTAATGGTTTGGAACATATCTGCATAAGCAGGACGAGGAACAACACCGGTACTTAATGGGGTCTTGGCAGCATTAAAGGTTTTATTTCCCCGTTGTTGTTCTTCGGTACGAACTTGAGTATAATAATTGCTTTCATATATAGATTTCATAGACGGGCGGTCGGTTGCTTCTGATGCTGAAAGAGGAGCCCAATCCATTATAATCTCACCTACGATAATGGGCGAAAAATAAACATCTCTATCTTTGCGTATGAGCCGAAAATTATTTAGCCTCTTCTTTTGTTCCAAGACAGGCTTTTACCGTATAAGTAACGGTATATTTAATTTCACGATCACCACGACGAATAATCTTAGGTTCTTTCATTAATTCACGATTTGCCACATATGAAAATTGTTTTTTATCTCCACCACGGGTTGTTTCTTTTAGAACAAAACGGATGAGATTATGTGCTGTCTTTTTAAATATTTGACGACTTGCCTTACGAGCCGCCGCTATAGGAGTAGTTGCAAGATAACGACCTCCCAATTCTACAACATCCGATTCAATGATCGTAAAAGAGCGTTTTTCAGATTTACTACTTTCAAGAGGATAAGATGCTATAGAAGCCACTTTTTGTGCCACTGGTTGTGCTACGGGTTGAGCCACTTGTTGAACTACGGGTTGTGCTACGGGTTGAGCCACTGGTTGAACTACGGGTTGTGCTACGGGTTTAGGTTCATTCACAATAAAATCACGAATTCCTTTAATAATGTCGGCCATATAAATCTATAATCGTGTAATATTTTTAAATCCATTTTACTTATTCAACACAATTTGATACCTTTTAGAGTTGTTGAGCCGATTGACAAACAGTATAACGAACTTCAAAGGGGTTGCCTGGAGCTTGAGCTCCTGAGCCTGGAGGAGGAATCCATCCAGAAGTGACACTGGTATCGGTTTGAACGGCCAATGGCGAACCACTTGGCATAAAACTACTTTGATCAAGTGGTTTTTCAAGGCAAGGACGATGATTATCTTTTGCTACTAAACGATAACTGGTAAAACGTTCAAAAGGAATAATTGCCTTATCTTGTGGGTCATAGCATAGCCATTGCCAACGATTAACCCCAGTACATCTTAAAGTACACGGAGGATTGCTTAGACGGGTATCTTCGCGAGGGGCAAAGCAATCGCGTACCGGCACTGATTTTTCAGGGGCAGCACATACATTGGCAACACCACTTCCTGGTAAGTATTGTTGAGACGGGCATTTAGAATTTTTACGCGATAGATTCCATAAATCTGAACCAACATCTACGGCAGAACCTGGAGCACATGTACCAGGTCCCCATTGTTGCCAACGAAGAGATGGATCGGCTGGAATATCACGACCACAATAGGTGCAATCACTGGCAGGAGTTCCTAAACGATACATTCCAGGACCCACTGATTGTTTTAATTTTTGTTCATAACTGCAAGGGTCGTAACTTAATCCTTGAAATGACATCTGTTATTTAACTCTAAAATAATGAGCGAAAAAAACAAAATTACTTACGATCTACACAACGAGGTAAATTCATGGGTGGGGGTAATGGAACCGAACGATAACGAATCATTTGGCAAGAAGGTAAATGTTTCTTATTGGTATCAATGGGTTCCGTTTTATCATTTAGAATCAATCCATCTTTTGGAACTGGCATCCATTGTTGAGTAGCACATCGTGATAAAAGACGTGTTTGACCTCTCAAATCACTCTCTAAATCCACTAAATCTCCTTTTGTATGACTTACAGCAGTTCCACCGATTAAACCTAATTCATGACGGCATTTTTGAGAATGTTCAAACTTAGTTGTATCTAATAAATATGTTAAAGCATTGGCATTAGCACTTAAATTTTTCGCGTAACTGACTGGATCCACATTTAAATGGTTAAATGACATTCCTCTCTACAGTTAAGAGTCTAAAAATGTTTAATGGGAACGACGATCCACATATCCACATTGCTTTAGGAAATCTTGACGATGAACATAATTGCGGGTCGAATCTCCTCCACGGGTCCAAGAAGGAACAATATGAACCGGATTTTGAACTTCTGTTTTTAGACATGGAACCAATGGAATATTGCGATCATAATCGACTTCAGCAATTGTCTTTTTGCAAGGATATGCTGTTCCTTCATAATCTGTCGTAGAAGTACCTTGTAAAATGGGGAGTTCTACATCAGAGTTGGGGATACCCGGTTTTAGATTGGGGCAACCTTGGAAAATACGGGCATATAATTGAATACGGCAACGGTCACGGGTCAGTTGTTGAGGATTTAAAAAGAGATCGTTCAATGAATTGACCGTGCAACTGTCGGATAAACCATAGCCGATTCTGGCACGAAGATTTACGTGGTCGTATTGGAAATCAGGACTACGCATAATCGTTTTATCCGTGCATGGAACCGGTAAATAGTTATGTGTTTCAAGATTCAAAATATGTTCATTTTGAATATCTTTAGCCTCCTTGGCACAGCAATCCGTATTATAGGAATCATTATGACGGAAAACGCTATCCTTTTTAGACATATATCCTTCTACTTACAGTGATATAATAT